AAGGCTGAAGCAGCCCAAGTCCTAGGACTAATCAACATGTCCTTCAAGGAGTTTGGGGCCCACGCCCAGTTCTTGGCTGGTCGGAAAGCCGAGATGGCCGATGTGCGTGAATACTTTGGCACCATCTTCAAGATGGACGACAAGACAATCGAGTCGGAGAAGCAGCGGAAGAATAGTCTTCTTCAGCGGCTAATTTCGGCTTATGAGGGAGAAGCGCCGGGGGCTAACCTGTCAACGGCTAAAGGGACATGGTTCGGAGCGCTAAATTCAGTAACTTTTGTGCTCGATCACCAAAGTGGAAATAATAAAGATCGAAACCTCAAAGATAATTGGCTCGGTTGGCGCGGTGATGCGAAAAGAACGGCTCTTGAACTAGCACTTCAGATGGCGGCCTAAAGAGGAGGTGTTAAAGGTGGCTGGAAGTTCTATCTTCCAGCCACTTTTTTATGTTTGATCAGAGGTGCTTTTGTTATAATCTTGAGCTATGAAAACCTATTGGCTCTACTGTGACAAATGGACCGGTGAACCGTTAGTTTCATCGAGTGGGAAGTCGTATCTTATGGCCAATAAACCGAGCACCGTTAACTGCATGATGCAAGGCTACCATAATAGCACTAAGATAGTTGCTCGAGAGGTGACGTTGACCTTTGTCGCTGAACATGGGGCTTCAACATGAATGTTCACCGCCTCGCTAGTATGGAGGCGGTTGGCCTTCTCAAGAAGTTTGAGGGTTTTCATCCTGACCCATTTTTAGACTATAATCGAAATATTTGGGTAATTGGCCATGGACATACTAGGACTATTCGGGCAGGTATGAAGGTCACGCTAGACGAGGCCGATTATCTTTTAACCGACGACATGAAGCTGATTGAAAAAGCTATCGACCGTTTGGTTAAGGTCGAGTTAACCGATAATCAATTTTCAGCGCTCGTGTGCTTCGTGTTCGACTACACCATCTCTATGTTCGAACGATCGAGTTTATTGAGACTGCTTAATCGTGGTTGGTACCAGCAGGTGACGGCGCAACTTATGTATCACACTAAAAGACAAAAGAAGGTGATCCCATTATTAGTTTCTCGTCGCGAGGCCGAAAAAGCGCTTTGGAACAAACCTAATGACGTGCAACAACTCCGCCAAGCATAAGCCATTAACCAAAAAGACATTTACAGCTGGCCTAGTCTATGGTACCTTTCAGGCACCATAGAGCTTCAGAGGTTTCTCAGATGACAGTCGCTGTTTACTCGCCTAACGGCTCGATCTCCGTTAAAGATTACTCTCATCGTGCCGCGTGGCCGAAGATGGTGCTTGATAGTCACAAAGTCACCGACTTCGTCTTACAACCAGAAGATTCATTAGCTAATTACGAAGAAGTGTGGCTTTATCTGGGCATGGAATTTAATGGAACGCTAAATCTTTTCGGCGGCGCTAGCGCCGAGAATGCTGAGCGGCTGACCAGATTATTAGACGCCAAGAAAGTTTGTTTATTGGTCACTGACCCTTATCCCAAAATTCCATTATTGGGAAATATAGCTAAAGAGCGAATTGGAAAAAAAGGGGTTTCTCAGGAATGGCAAGATGCGCCATGGGACAAACTAAATCAGCTTTGTGAAAAAATGGATCTTATTGACCAACCTCGACATCCTAATTTAGTGGTCGGCGATAGTCATGCCCTGTCTCTTTACGACGGTCAATCTGTTATCAAGCGATGGGACCATAAAAGTTTACATGGGGCATTAAAAGAAGGTCTCGAGAAGTTTTTCCCAAGCTACAGTTATATGTGGGATAGAGCGACGCTGTGCTTTGGCAACATTGACATGCAGCACCATCTCGTCCGTTTAGGAAAATCGGCCACGGTGGAGCTTGCCGAAAAGTACGTTCAACATGCAGCTTTAGTCAAAGCAGGCGATGTTGAGATAATGGAGCTATTGCCTATATTTCCAGAAACTAGAAAACTTGCCACAACTGGCTATTATAAAGGTAAGCCTTGGGGAGGCACGTGGGTAGAGCGCCATTCTTTACGTTTAATTTTTAACGATGTCCTGGCAGAAAGAGCCAAAGATCATGCACATTTAAAATTAGCTCGTTGGCCAGAATACATCTTTGGACAAGACGGAGAGTTCAATGTAGCTTATATGGAACGGCCGAAAGGACCCCACCTTTCTTGGGAACATCGGAGGCAAACATGGCCCTCGAGCTAACTCCTTATTTCGATGAGTTTGTAAGATACTATGGACTCGCCAACTGGCAACACCACCACACGAATCTTGGTAATACGCCGCATTCTGAAAGCCCCTTTGATGACGACTTGATGAAGCAGGTATATCTCTATGATGTCGTGGAGCGCAAGTACGCGGGGTTCACGCAGATACTTCTAGACCTATGGTACGGCGACTGGCCCGACCATCCCTATCACCACAAGCTGCACGAGATTAGAAAGCCGATCGCCAAGTCTGGTAGACCCTCGACCTGGCATATGCCAGAGTGGCTTTACGTGTTTATCCTGCACCGGGTGACTGGCTCGGCGATCAACTACGCCAAGTCGCCCTCGGGCTACTGGAACACACTACTACCGGCCCTCCCACACGCCAAGACCATCGAGGAGATGGTCGAAATTGTCAAAGTCTATGGCCAATCATTTTATACCTCTGTAGGCTACCAATTTCCAGCGTTCCCCAAACCCCCGGAAGGATATAAACGTGGCGGCGACTATTTCCTCTGCGAGTTTGCACCTAAGCTGGCTAGAGAATTAGCCGAGTTCCTAGGCACCGGCATCAGCAAAAAGACTCTTCGTCAGGTGGGCGAGTGGATGTTTAAATGGAACAAGGACCATGGCCTACGAGCCTATAAATTTCAATACGCCGCCGTGGTGGCTGACATCGCCGATTTTTATCCAGACACTGTGGACCGCAGCTCGTTATTCTTTTACGGTAAAAACGCGATTGAGGCCATTTCATATATGGCCAAAAAACCACCTCGCCTGAAAGAAATCGACTTCTTAGACGCCGTCATGGGAGAGTTTCATGATCGAACAGGTTCTCTGCCTTACGACGCCGAAGATGTCGCATGTGACTTTATTCGATGGGTCGAAAATTACATTCGCCCCGGTCATTCATACGCGCACCTGGATCGGGATAAAATCTTTTCGAGTCATAAAATTACGGACCATCCATTTGGTCGCCAACCAAAGCATCTAGAGCTAGGTCTCATTAAAAGCTTCAACGATCTAAACGTTCATCCGTCCGATGACTACGTCCTAAGGCATGCCAACGTGACTGTGGAACAGTATAAGCAGATGGTGAAGGCATGACTCACAACAACCACACCACCGATAACTCGATCCTAGAACTTAAGTCCGGGGACTTAGGTTGGTACGAGCATTTGGCCAAGGATTGGGTGGATCCACTAGGAGATCCGATTGTGCGAGATGAGCGTTTAGAAGACGGTCGCTGCATTCGAGTTATTCGAGAAGATCTACATGATACTGGGTTAAAGGCTCGTTGGGGTGATCTTTTGGCTCGCAATATTAAGTCAGACACCGTGGTCTACGTGCAACCGCGCGTAGGTTACGCCGGCATCTCCCTGGCCCGGGTGGCTAGAAACTACCACAAAAAGGTCATTTTGTTTTGCCCGGCGGCGGCTGAGGCGTCTGACCATCAGAAAATTGCCGCGTTTCTGGGGGCTGAGCTCCGGTTCGTGAAGATCGCCGCGATGCCGGTGCTTCAGGGCTACGCCAAAAAGTTTGCTGAAAAACATCACCTGGACTTCGTGCCGCTAGGCTTGAAACACCCTCTCGTGACCGCGGCGGGGGTCAACTATGCCCAGCGCTTGGCCAAGATGTACGGACAGCCGAAGCAGCTGTGGTTTGCCACCTCGACTGGTGTCTTAGCTCGAGCCTTCAT